CCTCAGAGAAACTAGACGAACTAATCCAAGATGTTATTGGAGCTTTGCCTCAATACGCGAAACTTGGGTCAGTTGGTCAACCGTATCTTTGGGCTGTAAACAATGCCGAATACCTAACCAGTTCAATTTCCGTTGATCTACGAATAACACTTTAGAAAGGTTGCCAATAATGGCTGCTTCAACTCGCATCATTGCACAAAACATTATCTTCAAAATCAACACTACTGATTACGCTTGCGATGCTCAGGTTGTTGAACTAACCATTGGTGATCGTTCAGGTGACCTTCGCACCTTCTGCGAGGTTCAGGCTGGTCAGGAATGGAAACTAGCTCTAACCGGTATCACTTCAGGTGACACTGCCTCGCTTTACCAGTTGCTTTGGGCCAACTATGGCACTGAGGTTGCTTTCACTGTTGCACCGGGTGGAAACGCTACCCCGACCACTGCACTGCCTCACTACACTGGCACAGTTATCTTCGACCAGTTGCCACCAATGAGCCTGACTTCTGGCGATGTTTCACAGTTCCAGGTTGAACTTACTGTCAAGAGCAATGTTCACACTCCTGCTGCTACTCCGCCAATCTACTTCGGTCTAACCAAGAAGACTTCAGCCTAGTAAAATGCAAGGCACAAGCGGCCTCAAAGTCATCGGCACTAAAGACCTTTACAAGTCTTTGAGAATCATTGGAACACCAACCAAAGAAATAAATGCTGCTAACCGAGAGGCCGCTCAAGAAGTTCTAGTTGATGCAAAAAGGCTAACTCCAATACGCTCAGGCAAGTTGGTGCGCACTGAGAAAATCTCAGCAACCATGAAATCAGTCGCAGTGACTGCTGGTAATGAAACCTCAGTCCCTTATGCGAACCCTATCCACTGGGGTTGGTCTAGGTCAGTTAAGACTGGTAAACGCAAGAATATCAAACCTCAACCCTTTTTAGCTCGTGCGCTAGGCTATAACCGTAAAGAAATCCTTGCTAACTATTACAAGCAAATGGAAAAACTTATCAATAGCCAAATGGCGAAAGGGCCAATCAAATGAGTGAACAGAACACAGAACCAGAAGAGATGAATCTTGGCGAGGTTGCCGAATGGGAACAACTAACTGGAGTTCCCATTGACGATCTAATGGGTAATGGTAAACCAAGAGGCCGAACCCTAACTGCCACTGTTTACATCATCAAAAAAAGAACAGAACCAGACTTCACAATGGCCGATGCTGCTAAGTTCACAATGACTCAAGCACATGGGCTAATTAGGGGAACAACAAACCCAAAAGGGGAATAGCCGAAACAACGGCTAAACGCATGGCGGAGTTCGTATTGGCAACAGGCATCAGCCCAAGCGAATACGACAACCTGACACTCACCGAGTATCGGGCTTTTATAGAAGTATTGAATGAGAGGCGCAAGTAATGGCTCTAGTTGCAAAGGTTGAAATCCTTGGTGAGTTCAAAGACCTTGCTCGCGCTACTCGAGGCGCTACCGACGACCTTAAGAAGATGGACAAGAAGGTTGGTGGCTTTTCTCGCAACATGAGACGAAGTCTAGCCGGTATCGCCGCAGGTGTTTCTTTTGTTGCTATAACCAGAGGGCTTGTTGATGCTACTACCGCAGCGCGTGAAGATGCTAAAGCTCAGGCAATCCTTGCAGAAACACTCAAGAACACTGTTGGCGCAAATGAAGCGGTCGTCAGCAGTGTCGAAGACCAAATCAGTGTATGGCAAAACACCACAGGCGTTCTAGATGACGAAATTCGCCCAGCCTACGGCAAGTTAGTTGCATCAACTGAAGACATTACAGATGCCAACGATCTAATGAACTTGGCTTTTGATGTTTCGGCTGGAACAGGAAAAGACCTTCTAACTGTTTCAACACTATTGGCTAAAGCACATGGTGGAAATGTCAAAGCACTTGACAAGCTCGTGCCAGGTATTTCAGCGGCTAAAGACCCGATGAAAGAACTTGCAGACACTTATGCAGGTATGGCAGAAACAGCAGCGCAAAACGACCCAATGAGCCTAATTTCAGTTCACATGGCTGACTTGCAGGAACAACTTGGAACTAAACTGTTGCCTTACTTGCAGGAGTTCGCTGACTGGTTGAACACTGACGAAGGTTCAGCGTTTATTGACAATGTTGCAACAGGCATTGAAGGCCTTGGGGGCATGATTGCTGACACTGTTGAACTCTTCAAATGGTTGGGTGCAAACATTGAACATCAGGGCAACATGGCTGACGCATTCTTTTCAGGTGACTGGAGCAGACTCGGTCAACTAATGAACATGGATGTCCGCGCCAATTTTGACAGACAACAAAACCAAAGCACAGTTGACCCACGCTCATACATAACCCAAAACGGCCAACCAAAACTAGCAGCAGGTGGTGTTGTCCTACCTCGCGCTGGTGGAACAAGTGTGACAGTCGGTGAAGCAGGTCAGGCCGAGGCTGTTATTCCACTAGACCGTTTAGGCAATGTTGGTGGTGGCAACCAGTATGTTATTAACATCAACAAAGCCTCAGTCACAGGTCAAGAAGTAGTCCGAGCAATCATGGACTATGAAAAGAGCAACGGCCGAAAGTTCGTGAGCTAATGGCAAACAATATCTTCGACTTCAAAAAACACATCAAAGTTGAACTAGGACTACCAACAGCAGGAGTGTTCATTCTTGGTGTTTCAGTCCTAGACGGCCCAGATGTTCTCTCAGCCGGTGGTGGCATGACCTATGTGGACACACTTGCCGATGTTGTCAGCGTTGACTTCAGTATTGGCTTCGACCAAAACACAGGATTTATGACTCAAGCAGTCCCAGCAACTGCAACAATCGTCATGCAATCCGAAACCTATGATCCGAATAGCAACAGGGCAGTTCATGTTGGCACAGACATTCGTGTTTCATACCAACCACAACCAGACACCAGCCCCCTTCTTTGGCTTACACTTTTTGAAGGCAAGATTCTCAGTTACGAAGTGGCTTACAACTTTATTGGCACAAATGTCATCACCTTCGAATGCGCTGACGCATTGCAGAGTGCAATCAATACAATCATCCCGTTATTCACTACACCTTCAAGCCCTTCACCAATCACTGAAGGAATCACAGCTCTAGAACCGTATCTGCCGGGTGGATTCGTGAACATCACTGGCACACCCTGGGTTTACACGCCGCAATATAACTACACCAACACCACAGTTGGACAGATTCTCAACGAACTAACCGATGCAGAACTAGGCATGGCCTATCTAAGCCTGGACTCTGGTGCAGTTCAGTTCTATGCCTACGATGAACTACATAATTTCATTACCAATAACCCACCAACGCTCAACTTCTCAACCACTCACTCAACAGACCCAAACCATGTCTGCATAAATAACATCGTGCTAGGCGCATCAGGTTCAGACGCTGTCAACGAAATCAAAGCAACAAAGAAAACTGGTGGCGCAACTCAAACTAAATCCAACACCGATTCAATTGACTTATACGGTCGCACAGCTCTTGAAGTTTCAGTAAATGTTTCATCAGATAACTTGCTCACACTATGGCTCGCCCGAACCAGCGTCAAGAATGACATTAGACAAGCCAAAGAAATCGGCTTCAACCCAATTCTCGACTCAGGCAAATTCTCAACAGGCTACGGCCTTACAGCGCTATTCATGCAAACAATGAACATTGACTTCAACAAGGGCGGAGTCACATTCAATGACGACTACATTATTAGCCGTGTCACACATGCCATAACTCCGACAGACTGGCAAGTAAACTTAGAACTATGGAAAGGCTTCTAAATGGCTTATTTTGACTTCACATCAGGTCAACCGCTTCTAGCGTCACAATTAGACAGCGCATTCGACAACGCTGGTTGGACAGCCTACACACCAACCCTGACCAACTTCACTGTTGGCAATGGCACATTTCAAAGCGCCTATGCTCAAATTGGTAAAACAGTAGTTGTCCGATTCAAATTCAATTATGGATCAACAAGCACCGCATCAGGCACATTCACAGCCTCAGTGCCAGTGACACCTAAAGCAACCAACACACTTGGCGACGCTCTAGTTGACG